CCCCCATAAGGGGGTCCGTCTGGGCTGCGAAGCCCAACATCAACCATTCTCGATATCGAGAGGAGAACGACTTGTGACATCTACTTCGCGTATAAGAACTTTCGGCTCAATGAGCCGAGAGACCGTCCGTATCCAAGGACAGGTGGCGGGGCAAGTGCCCCCCTTCCCACCAGGCTCTGACTCAACAGGGCTTGCTGGTGTTCGCGGAAATCTAAAAGTTATGACTGACGTCGTAACCAAAGACTTTGCGAAATTACGCGCGAAGGGGTTCTGGATTAACAATCCAATGTCCATCTCTATAGTCACTGCTGAGCCGCCTGTCTACACGGTAACGTGCCGACAGGTAGTTGGATCTCTCGCGGCCACAAGCCCCGATAGGTACAACTATGCTCAATATACTTTCAGTGGAGATAACATGACTCGAATATTTGGGGACCTTTACTTAGGTGATGGATCCCAAGCGACAGCACTAACCACATGGCCGTCGCCCTTCAGTTTGAACGCGTTACAAAACGCAACTAAGATTGAAGCGCTAAATCGAATCGAACCTGCTAAGTCCCAGTCTTTAGTGACTGGCTTAGAACTACACAAGTCGCTTGACATGATCGTCGACCGCGTGCGAAAGCTTGCGGACGTCGTCCAACTCTGCAAAGGCCGCAAGGCCAAGCAATTGGAATTCATGTTTCCAGGGAAAAGGACACCGCAATACCCCAAAAGGATCGTGGTGTGGGATGAAAATGGATCCCCTATCATTCGCAAGAATGGTAAGCCTCTAGCCAAGTATTCACACCCAACGCGTAGACTAGATCCCAATCGGATCGATGAAGCTACAAAGTTGTGGTTAGAATACAGATATGGCTGGTCCCCTCTCGTCTATGACATCATAGATACTTTGAAGGCGATGTATGCTGATGATCTCCGAAAGGAGTTAGGTAAGAAGGAAGTCCTGCGGGCGTCAAGCCTCAAGGAACAATCTCAAACTGTCATCAGTTCTAGCACCGGGTCCGATGGACTCGGCACTATAACCGCGGAACTCAAGCGGTTGTACGAAGCTAGATCGAAAGTGTATATCCTTTACGAGTGGTATCAACCTGAAGGGTTACTCCGGAGGTTGAATGATTTCGGAATATACGATGTGCCCAGAGCAATCTGGGAAATCGTGCCTTGGAGCTTTGTCGCGGACTGGGTTTGTCCCATAGGCGACTTTCTAGGTGCACTAACTCCGAAGTTTGGTGTTAATATCTTAGCAGCTGGTATCACGAATGAGCTAAAGCTCACCGTGACAAGAACGGCGACGGGCTACGTAAGTAGTCCTCCGTCGGGAAATCTAATGTGGTCCGGAACAAGCATCCCGCCTGGTACGCAACAGAAATGTACGTACACGACGAAGGTGCGAACTCCCGGACTTCCATTACCCAGCTTTCCCCCAATAGAGGTTAAACTAAACCTCAAGCGTATGGTTGACGCGGTAGCCCTATTCAGGGGTGTTACGTCAACTGGTCTATCCTCCAATCTTAGGAAGTAAAGTTATGTCTGGAAATATCCAACTTGGTAATGTCCGCCCCGCAGCCACTGGCACGGGTATCTTGCTCAACAGCTATCGACTGTCTGGCGATCAAGCCAAATATGTCGAGAACAATGCAGCAGGTGTACCCGCTACGCTGAACCTGAAGCGAACGGAACCAATCGCTACGAAAGACTATGCAGGTGCTGGCCGTGGTGAAGTCAAATTCACCCGTGTCTACACTGACGCCGCAGGGCGTCAATGGCCTGCCGTGTTCACCGTTTCGAGCTCAATCCCGGCTTTCTTGACCGCGGCCCAAAAGGACGCGTTCATTCTGGAAGCCAGTATTGCTGGAGTGACACCTGATTCGATCGCCACCCTGGCGCATCAACTGGTGCCGCAAACTTAATCATGCGTGACCTTCTTTATTGGTCACTGGCAGTTCTAGTTATCTCCATCTTGGGGATGACTACCTTCAACATGGTTAAGGAATCCAACAATGCACGTCCCAAATCCGAACGGATTCAAGACACACGAGAAGAAGCTCCTGTCGAAAGATAGGAGCCTGCGCCGTGAAATTGAGACTTACTGGAACCGCAAGGTTCCCGGTGCTGCACGCACACCCATTATCTGGGCTGTTCTGCAGTCTCTCGTTGATGACCTATCCGAGCGACTTCCTCGAGATCTTGCAATGGCTCTACAGAGTGCTATTGCTACTCGATCTTTGGGAAGTTATATAAAACTCGGAGCAGAGTGGGGAAATCCACAGAAGTATGATTTCCCAGGCAGCTACTTCGCTGCTGCCTCTGTACTTAACCTGTTCAAGAAATTGGACGTAAAGGTTGAGGGGCTCGATCCTCGGGCTAAAGCTGTAGAGCGCTTTCGTACTGCAGAAATGCGGTGCGGTCAAGCGAATCGAAGGCTAAAGCATTACCGTAAATTCGACTACTCTGAATCGCGGCCTCTTACAAAAAGGCTGCAAGTGCACGAGGTATTTCATCTCGCGCGCCGAAAAATTCAGCAGTGGTTGGGTCCGGTGAACCTTGGTGAAATCCTTTCAAATGTTAGGCACGGCCCTGGTGGCTGTGTAGGGCTCAAAAGGCCATTTACCACACCGTTTTTCAAATTCGGTGAGGGAAACTACACTGTAACCTCTGGGGCTTATTGGTTGGCAGTCCGTGCTATCGTTGAAAACGATAGCTGGGTACGGGGCTTGGCACAAGAACAAGGCCTGTGCGGCTGGGACTATGACGTAAGTCTAATCCCCTACGAGACGAAACTTCGGCTCGCAGATGCCCGCATAACCATAGCTGATTACAATGAAGTAACCTTTGTCAATAAGGACGCAACAACGTTACGTACTATTGCTATTGAGGGACGATTAAACGTCGCTCTGCAGTTGGCCGTCGGAGGGATCTTTAAAAAGAAACTGAAGATGGCAGGTTGTGATCTGTTCAATCAGACTCACAATCAACAACTGGCACGGATCGGATCAATTCAACACGAGTCGCAAGACCCGGTAACGATTGACGAAGAGATGGCTAGTGATACAATGTGTAGCGAACTTGTCCAGGAGCTCTTACCAGAAGACTGGTTTGAAGTGCTCGATGCCCTCCGTTCGCGGACGGGCAGGCTGGATAAGGAGTCTATAGAATGGGAAAAGTTCTCCTCAATGGGGAACGGATTCACGTTCGAGCTGGAGAGTATGATTTTCTATGCTCTGGCTCAAAGCGTTTCTGATTTATCCGGAACCACAACGTGGTTTCGCGACACCTTCGGACCGGAGTTCAAATACTCCTACGTCTCGGTGTTCGGGGATGACATAATCGTCCCCAGATGTATATCAGACCATTTGGTCGCAATTCTTCGTTTCTGCGGTTTTCGGACCAACGAAAAGAAGAGCTTTTTCCGTGGACCCTTTCGAGAGTCTTGCGGTAGCGACTACTATAGCGGCGTCCCAGTTAGGGCCTTTTACTTTAAAAGGTCCTTCACTTTAGTTCGTGATTTAATTCACCTCCATAATGGGTTAATGGGATTAGCGAACCTCACGGCGATACGGCTGCCAATTGGCAACACAATACGCTTGGTGAGGGGAATGATCCCGAAGGTCTTGACTGACCACCTGCTTGGAGTACGGCCGACTACCGGTGACGAGTATCTATGGGTAACCCCTGATACTAGCCACTCATCTCGGTTCGTGTCCTGGAGTGCGGACCACCAATCGTGGGTTTATCCAACGATGCGTCAGAAATTGGATGTAGGCCGAGGTTCACTCATTTGGCGCTACGTCCAGTTCCTCTATGCGAATAGAGGCAATCCTGACGTTGACGACTTTTCCGATAAAGAAGGCACGAAAGTGTCCCATCTTGACGAAGAGCCGTTTGGTGATCCCCATCGCTTCGCGCTCGCCTACCATGTAAGTGCGGGTGGAAGTGCTGGGGACATAGTCCTATCTGGCAGAGGGTCAGGTACGTTACACCTAACAGGCTGAGCGAAAGCTTGGCCTTAAGGTGCGACGTATCTGACAACAATAAGCACTCGGTGGCTTATTTCTCTTGACAATTGAAAACTGTCAAGTTCGGGCCCTTTAGTGGGTACCAGTCGGAG